GCGCTGCATCTCCTGAAAAAAAGCTGGCTGGTCTTCAAACGATGTCCAGATTCCGCATGGACACTCTCCTCCGACGATCGAGCCCCCGCATTTGTCACACCAACTTATCATCGCTTTGTGTGGGTTTTGGTTTTTCCCATTTATCTCCCCTGTTTCTCTAGCATCCGCATGATGATGGATTGAGTCTGATCGATGCGGGCCCCCATTGCGTCGATACGAATGTGAGCCCCTTTGATGTCGGCAGATACCGATCTCACGTCGGCATCGAGTTTAGACATCATCCACAGTAACAGTCCTGTCTGAATACCAATAACGGCCGCAATCGCGGCAAACATTCCCCAGTCCATAAATCTCCTTATCTTCCCTGTTTCTCTAGCATCCGCATGATGATGGATTGAGTCTGATCCACACGCGCATTTACGGCCATCCACTTCGCGTTAGAATCCGCTGCGACGGCTTTGAGATCTGTCGACACCGCCTTAATATCACTATCCAGTTTAGACATCATCCAAACCATTAAGGCGGTTTGTAACCCAATGACAGTTACAATCGCGGCAAACATTCCCCAGTCCATAATTTTCTCCTATTATTCTTCAAACCAGTCAATAATCGGCCCGGCAATCTCATCAAAGTCGCCAGCATCGGTCTTATTCACAAACGATCCGTCTTTGAATTCGTTGTCCATGTACGCGAAGAATACCTCACTCCACTGCCTAATGACATAATACGTACCGTCTTTCGTCGGTAATCTATCGTTTACGCTAATCCAGGTCATCGGGTTCTTCCGGCCTCTCCATCCAGTGGGTGATGTGACCTAGACTCGGACCCGTATCCCATCCAGCGTCCCATTCATCTTCGCTCGACTCTCTATAGCAACCCTCGAAAACGATATATGGTGACCCGAGCGCGCCACATGAGTGACAACGGTGACAGCACAAGACTACTCGATTCGTATCCGGTAATTGATCGGACACCTTCTTCCATAAGCTAGTCAATCGGAATACACCGCTCCTCTATGTACTGATCAACCCATTCGTCAAGGTGATTCGGACTCCATTCAGGATCTTCCCGGAGATGAATCAAAAAGTCCACTATCGCCATCTTCATCATCGCCTTGATCGTTGTTTTATAACACTCGTGCACGGCTACTCTTGGATTGGCCGCTTGATCGATTATCTCCCTAAGTTCGGCTTTTTTCTTTTCCTGGAAGTCCCTATCACTTTTCTTCATCTTTGGCCTCCGCTAAATTCTGTAAACTCCGAAGGTCATCGACCATACTTTTACACACGGAGATACAAAAATCCACGTCCCTATAAACGGGATTAAACAACAAAAAATCCTTAAATTCCTCCGGCATATCTAGCGAAAAAGGTGATGGGTTTTCTCTTCTAAACTTTTCGATAGAAGGGACGTAGTCTCCAGAATGGGCGCAGTCAAAACCGATCCACATAAACGGTTTCTTGAACGTTATTCCACCATGGCAACGTACGTCCATATCGCTAATGTCGTTTTTGAAATACGGATGCTGTTGCGGAATGCAAACATACCCACACAAATACCCACCGAACATATGTTGTTTCTGCGACAATTGTTCTTCCGTACAGACTCTCACGATTTTGCATTTATAGCCTGCATATTCGAATAAAACTTCGTCTGGTTCGTTTACCCACGGACCATCACCAAACCACTCCAGTTTTTGTTCAGACGTCCAGGTATATTGCTTTTCGAAATTAATTTCTGTCATCTCCATTACCTCTGGGCATGTCTTCCGAACTACGGCCTTCGTATTGGCCAGGGTTGCCATGGTAATGCGAATCTTCCGCTGCCGCGCGGCTATCTCCGTAGCTGTGCCCACTGTATTCGGTGTCAGACCCACCACGGGTAGCTAAAAGTAAAGCCGCTGTACATGAATCTGAATAAGCCTGACCCGCGGCGGCATGCATGCTCACGCAAGAAGGAATGGACGCCAAAAATACCAAAATTACAGAACCGATAATCATTTTTTCTCCTTTAGTAGATCGATAAACATTTCATAAAGACGATCACTCCTTTGCGCTTGTATTTCCATGCGGTTTTCGAATGATTGCAGCCTGTTTTCGAATTTGGCTTCAAAAATATACAGCCCACCCAGAATTGTTCCCATTAAAATTACCCATTCAACGTGAGTCGACCAGTTCGTTTCTTTCATTTTTTCTCCTTAACTAGATCGATTGACTTTCTCTGTGCACGTTAGTGAATGATAATACCTCATACACCCGTTTGCATCACGTAAAATAAAATCTTGATAAATCATCCGTCCTTGTCTAATGTAAAGAAAATATTTACTTGACATGGGGTCGAGTAAATCTAGGAGGAAATTATGGCTCACAAAAATGGCAAGCACCATAGCTCTTACAAAGATGGTGCCCACCACAGTCACTCAGCCAGCCAGATGGCACCGATGCGGTCAGATCCAGATCGTGGTCATCCGATGGTTGAAGGCGAGATGCCTTTCGATAAAGGCTATTCGGAGCAACACGGGAACGAATCACCCTATTTTCCAGAACGGAAGATGCGCGGGAACGATTACCCAAAATTGCAAAACGAAATTGCTGGTCGAGATAAGACAAAACTCGAACGCGGCAAGTTTACAAAAATAGCGTAACTATGATTGAAGTTCCGTACGAATCCAGCGGCCAGCAGCTCGGCGAGACCAGAACCGCCATGAGCAAAAGGCTAATGTTAGATATAGAAGAAACGGTTAACAAGTACAGTAAAGAAACTGAAAAGTACTTTATATTAGTACACGCAAAACCGTTTTCATGTAATAACAAGATGATCAAAATTAAGATTATCGCGCCTATTCCTGGAAAACCGCGGATGATGTTGTCTTGCATGCTGTTCGGTGTAGACAACCGCTCGGGCAAATTGACCTTGGAGTGGTCTTTACCGGGTGACTGGCCTACGTGGTCGGTCGGTGGAACAAACGAACCTGTACCAGAGGTAATCGCTTCGATAGACAAGTCAGGCGTGAAGTACCTATATGACAGCATCCTTAGTGTCTGAAATTAAAATAATATCTTGTCTTGCTGCCGCCGGGCATACCCGGGCGTAACACATGGGCGTACGTGAGGTCGCCACTCACAGGATGGATATGACAGAAGAAACGCAACTAGAAGAACAACCGGTCGAAGCACAGGCCACACCGGAACCGGAAGAACAACAGTCACACGAGGAACAGCCAAAGTCGGCGGATTACAACTGGCAGCAGGCTCGCAGCGTGATGGAAGCCCAAAAGGCCCAGATCGATGCGCTGAATGCCCAAATGGCACTGATGGCCGCCCAGAAGCAACCCGCTCCGGTAGATGTGCCGGACGAGCTGGATCAACTGAATCCAGACGATGTCTTGACGGTCGCCCAGGCGCGCGCCCTAGCCACTAAACAGGCCAAGGCCGCTGCCAAAGAGATCGTCGAACAGCACATGGCTCAACATACGTTGGTCAATGACGAACAACGCATGCGAGACAAGTGTGATGACTACGACTACGTCCTTGAGAACTTTGCTCTTCCGCTGATTAAAAACGACCCAGCCATGGCGCACCTAGTGAAAACATCAAAAAACCCCGCTGAAACAGCTTACAAATTGGGCAAGTTGTCCGACCAGTACACCGAGCAGACAACCAAACAAGCCGTGAGCCCTAAGGCTCAGAAGATCATGAAAAACATGTCCCGGCCTGTTAACGGCAACGCCGTTGGTTCTCCACTCAAGTCACAGGCCGACGAATTCTCCAAGATGTCTTCTCAGCAGGTTTGGGAGATGTCACAAAAGTACGCCCGAGGCGCTTAAGGAGTAAGTAATGACAATAACAACAACCAACTCGCTACCAGCACCTGTCCAACAGTGGTTTGACAACGTGCTGCTATCGAGACCAATGCCGAAGCTGATTCACAAGCAGATGGCGTTGAAAAAAGAGCTGCCGCCAAACAGTGGGCGTACCGCTCGTTACCGCAGGTACACCAACTTGGCAACAGCTACAGTTCCGCTTCCAGATAGCGGATTGACACCTCCGGGACAAGTATTAAACGCGGTCGATATTGATGCAAGACTTGATTGGTATGGAACCTATGTGACCATCACCGACCAGGTTATGTTTGTTAACCAAGATCCCGTGTTGAATCAGACTGTTTCTTTATTGGCTCAGTCCATGAGGGAGACAGAAGACCAGTTGACAAGAGATATGTTGGCATCGACAGCGGCTATCTTCAACTGTGTGAACGGCGTTAACGGGGACAACCCAACCGAGATCACCAGACCTGATATCGATGCGGTCGTTTTGCAGTTGTTGAACAACGATGCAATGATGATCTCAGACAATATCGAAGGCTCGTTGAAATTCGGTACAGCTCCTGTTCGCGAAGCGTTCTGGGGCATGATGAACGCTCAGTTCTTGGATGACTTAGAGGCCTCCGTGGGATTTATCTCGCAGGCCCAATATCCAAGCAACATGAACGTACTGAACGCCGAATGGGGTTCCGTCGGTAACGTACGGTTTCTGTACAGCTCGCGAGGCAGTATCACGCCGAACTCGTCGCTGAACGGCAACAACGTTGCAAACATCTTTATCACTGGTATGGAAGCCTATGCATGTATCGAATTGACACGTGCAACGGCCGAATTCATCTATACCCCTCCTGGAGGCCCAACAGATCCGTTGCGTCGCCTACAGTTGGGTGCATGGAAGATGGCACAGGTTCCCAGAATCCTAAATGACGCGTGGGTATTCAACCTACGTGCAACCCACTCATAAGGAGAACGGACTATGTCATTTGCAGAAAATTTCATGCTACAAGGAACGTTCACAGCTCCAGCAACATTGCCTGGCAGCGTGGCCGTTAACCTGGGATTCTTACCGTCCAGAGTCGAGCTGATTAACCTGACAGAGATCGGGGATACCAGTGCGAACGAGGTTTGGGAGAGAGTTCTTTGGAACAGCGCGTTTGGCTCGACCAATAACTACGTTGAATGGCACACAGCCAGTGCGTCCACAATCAACGTATCCAACGTCACAGCGAACGGTATAGTACCGTACGATGGGCGATTGGCTGCTCCATATAACTTCGGACCGGTTGTAACTGCTACTTCCCTGTCTAAAGCAAATCCAGCTGTTCTAACTTCGGCAGCTCATGGGTTGCAGACCGGCGACCGCATCTTGATCACCGGGCCTTTCACCGTAGCGACTGCGATGAATCAGCTTGGTGGAATCATCTTCACAGTTACCGTGACGGGTGCGAACACCGTGACGATCCCAATCAACACCAACACAGGGAACTTTACAGCTACTACCGTGACCACATGGCGCAAAGTGCTGCAAGGTCCTCTGTATTATCCACAAAGCGCGGTCATCACTGGCATCACAGCTGCTAACCCAGTAGTTGTGACAACAGCGATCGCTCACGGATTGACCGTTGGTCAGCAAGTCAGGATCCGCGTACCGAAACTATTCGGTATGACACAGATCAACAACTTGCAAGGGATCATTACTGCCGTCAGTACGACAACTTTTACTCTCGGTGCTATTGATTCTAGTGCGTTTACTGCGTTTGCATGGCCTGCGACAACTTCAGTGCCATTCACACCAGCGACGTACGTACCCGTTGGTTCTGGTCCATCCCCATTCACATTCGGAAACGTGACCTACAACGTTGACGTATTGGACGATGCGACATTGAACAATCAGTTCTTGGGATTCACGGTTGGAGCAGGGCTATTACAGACCGCAACTGGCGGCGTAATCGGCGTTGTTGCATCCGATGTTATCGCATGGACTGCATGGAGAGCAGACGTTTAACCATTATGGAGGGGGACAGATTGTCCCCTTCCATATAACGCGATAAAAATATGCAACCAGTCAACCCAACTCCGTCTCCGTACTTCGACCC